CGGGGGAAAGCAGAGCCTGAAATGTGTGGGGAAGAACCCGAGGCTGGATCAGGCGAAGTCAAGGAATGACAAGAATATTTCGGGACTGCTGAATCAGATTGAAGACAATGCGAAGACCGGGAAGATCGGGATCCATACGTTTACCAATGCTTCCGCGCATGAGATCGGGCGGACTAAGGTGAAGATGGTCAGTATCCAATTTGCTTCTTCCGAAGAGAACCATATGCAGTTTTTTGCACAGGTTGTTGTGGATGTGGCTGCGGATCCGGTGGAACGGTCTGCGGAGGCTTCCGGGACTGTGGTGATTCCATTTCCGGGCGGAAGCGGCAGTGGAACTGGAAGTGGTACGGGTGGTTCTGATGGAACTGGGGAGACATCGGATGCAGGAAATTCTGAAAATGATGCGGCAGGGAATGAAGTTGGAAATACTTCCGGGGATGAGAATACAGGGAGTACGGATGATGTCGCTGGTGGCTCGGATTCCGGATCCGGAACCGGGAGTGGTTCGGAGGTTTCTGTGGATGTGAGCCTGCCGGTGAAGTGGCAGGAGGACGGACATGCAGTCTGCCATGTGGTCTTTGAATTTAACAATGAGGAGATTGTGGAGCATTGTCCGGTGGAGACCTGGCATTCCGGGAAACATATTTTGTCGCTGTATTATCCTATTGAGAAGATTGTTGCCAATTATACGAATACATTCAATGTGTATCTCTGGATGGAGAATGGCAGCGGGACCGTTGATGTGGGAGACTGCATTGCTTCTGTCAGCGGACAGGCAATGGCGGCTGGGGAAGCCTGGGACGGAAAGCTTGAGGTGGAAGATTATACCACGAGATTTGCCATTGGCGGAGGACTGGATGTGAATGGTTTCCGGGAATCGCTGTCCATGCAGATGAAGGAGACGGTGAACAGAGGATTTGAAGTGTATTTTGCTGAGAGAGCGGGAATCAGCGGTTTCTGCAGGCCGGTAGAAATGGAGGGTGTGTGATGAAGTTGAAAGGTGAAATGGTCATTGAACTGACCGATACGAATACGGGTGCGGTGGAAACTGTGCAGGAGACGAACATGATCACGGAGGCAGTGAATAATATTCTGGGGCTGAATCCCATGGGGATTTATCTGAAAGCCAGTGGGGAGTATGACAATTCTGTTCTGTGGAACGGGACGCTGCTTCCCATCTGCCCGAACATGATCGGCGGGATCCTGCTGTTTCCGGCAGTGCTGGAAGAAAAGGCGGATCATATTTACGAGCAGGGGAAGAACCTGCCGGTGGCTTATGCTTCCAACAATGTAAATTCCGGTTCCAATGTGGCGAGGGGAAGTCTGAACCAGACGGAGAGCAAGAAGCTGGACAATGGATATAAGTTTGTGTGGGAGTTTACTCCCAGCCAGGGGAATGGAAATATTGCAGCGGTGGCACTGACCAGTGCACTGGGCGGGCAGAATGCTTTTGGCAGTGCGGCAGGGGATGCCAGCACGTTCCTGCTTCTGAAAAAGGTGGATATCGGGGATATCCCGAAGGCGAAGCAGATGACACTGTTTGAGGCAGTGGAGCTGGATTTTGAAAAGAACCTGCTGTATTCCATCACCTTTGGGACTTCCAGTGTGACCATTACGAAGATCCGGATCCCGGTGTTTAACATCGGGCTGAATGAGAAGCTGGATGATACCACTTATACTGTACTGGAAGAGCAGACACTGACAACGGAAAGCTTCACGTTCCTGGGGGATTATACAAAGTACGGGGAATTTATGGACGGGCATGACGGGTACTGGTATGGATTTTCCAATGAGCCGAATTCTTCCGGGGATGCGAAGATGGTGTGGATCCGGATCTCCAAAAAGGATTATTCCTTTACAGAAGGAAGCTGGACACTGTCCAAGGCGAAGCTTTCGGAAGTGGGCACAAGGGCAAAGGACGGTTCCTATCCGGAACGGAATGTAAAATGCTGTGTGAGGAAGGGGTATCTGTATGTGCCTTCTTATGATAAGAAGGGAGTTTATAAGATCAATACTGCAAATTCAGCGGATGTGACACTGATCCCGCTGGGCTTTACTTCCAAGCTGAAATCCCTTGGCGAGGCCGGTTCCTGTGAGGTGTATATGACACTTCTCGGGGATATGATCGTGGCAGGGGATTTCCAGATCACGGCGGATGACAGGGTGATCAAGACACAGGGGAGCGCAAGGTTTGAAGCTATGGCAACGCCTTTGTTCCAGTATAAGAATTTTGTATTTATGTGGGGTGGCAGTTACGGGAAGGAACACAGGTGTGCTTATCTTCTGACACCTTATCTGGCAAGTATCAATAATCTTTCGTCAGCGGTGGTGAAGAATACGGACAAGACCATGAAGATCACGTATACGCTGACGGAGGAAACAATGTAGGTCTTTCTGCCGCAAGGCATGAGGATAGAAAACTTATTTACGGCAGTTCTCAGAAATGGGGGCTGCTTTTTTCATGGGAGGAGGATTCTGGCATGAAGGAATTTTGGAACTTTATTCAGATGGTTTTTATGGCTGTAGGCGGATGGCTGGGCTGGTTTATGGGAGGCTGTGACGGGCTTCTGTATGCATTGATCGCTTTTGTGGTGATCGATTATCTGACCGGGGTGATGTGTGCTTTTGCGGACCATACGCTTTCCAGCGAGGTGGGATTCCGGGGGATCTGCAGGAAGGTGCTGATTTTTCTGTTGGTGGGAATGGCGAATATTCTGGATGTGGCTGTGATCGGGAACGGATCTGTGCTGAGGACAGCAGTGATCTTTTTCTATATTTCCAATGAGGGTGTGAGTTTGTTGGAGAATGCAGGGCATCTGGGGCTGCCGATCCCGCAGAAGATGAAAGATGTGCTGGAACAGCTGCATGATAAAAGTGAAGGAGACTCCGATGATGCATCAGAGAATGAGGTAGGAGGTGAGTGATTATGGGATACAGTAATAGTTCTTTGGTGGCGTACACGTTGCTCAGTCCGAATCATTCCGGACTGAGAACGGAGCAGATTGACAGAATATCGCCGCACTGTGTAGTAGGTCAGTGTACAGCAGAAGGTCTGGGGGACTGGTTTCATAAATCTTCTACCCAGGCTTCTTCGAATTATGGAATCGATAGGAATGGCCGGGTCGGATTGTATGTGGAAGAGAAGAATCGTTCCTGGTGTACTTCCAGTAATGCGAATGATCAGAGGGCAGTGACGATTGAATGTGCTTCTGACAAGGCGGAACCGTATGCTATGCATCAGGTGGTTTATGACCGTCTGGTTGATCTGTGTGAGGATATCTGCAGAAGAAATGGAAAGAAAAAACTGCTCTGGTTTGGTGATAAAAATAAGTCTCTGAATTATCAGCCGAAGGCGGATGAAATGCTTATTACCGTACACCGGTGGTTTGCGAATAAGAGCTGTCCTGGAGACTGGCTATATGCGAGGCTGGGCGATCTGGCTGCGAAGGTTACTTCAAGACTTGGCAGCGGAAATGTGGAAGTGATTCCATCAGGGATGCAGGCAGGGGAATTTCAGGGGCTGACAGAAGAACAGGTGCTTGCGAAGGTTGGCCCACTGTTTACCGCAGATCAGAAAAAATCAGGGATTCTTGCTTCAGTGTCTATGGCCCAGTTTATTCTGGAGAGCGGTTATGGAAAGAGTGAGCTTGCGTTGGGAGCCAATAACTGTTTTGGAATGAAGAAGTCACTTTCCGGTAATACCTGGAGTGGTTTAGTCTGGGATGGTGTGAGCATTTATAAAAAGAAGACACAGGAGCAGGAGGAAGATGGAAGCTATGTGACAGTCACAGCAGAATTCAGAAAATATCTGAATGTGGATGATTCCATTGCGGATCACAGTGCTTATCTGCTTGGCGCTAAGAATGGAGAGAAGTTCCGATATGACGGGCTGAAAGGATGCTCAGCTTATAAGAAGGCAGTGCAGATCATTAAGGATGGTGGTTATGCTACGAGTCTTACTTATGTGGAGAAACTTTGTGGCATTATTGAGAAGTGGAATTTGACTAAATGGAATGTAAAGCCTTCGAGCTCTTCTGATATTGTGGTGAAGTATTACAGGGTAAGGAAGAATTGGAAGGATGCTGCTTCTCAGCTTGGTGCTTATACTGTGCTTGACAATGCTAAGGCGATGGCGGAGAAGCATGAAGGTTATACGGTATATGACTGGAATGCCAATGCTGTGTATGGTGCTGAGGTTGATGTTGAATGTGATTCTGATATAGAGTTTTCTAATGTGGATTGCCCATTCATGGTAAAGGTTGACATTGATGATCTGAATATCAGGAAGAGTGCTGGAACGAATACTGCGAAGACTGGAAAGTATACCGGGAAGGGTGTATTTACCATCATAGAAGTGAAGAGCGGAAAGGGTTCTGATAAAGGGTGGGGAAGGTTGAAGTCTGGAGCAGGATGGATTAGTCTGGATTATTGTCAGAAAATATAGAGAATGTTATTTTTACGATTATTTGCGGATTATTATATAGAAAGAATTTTAAAAACGGATATCCAAAAATGCTTGACAAATATAGGATATCCAATTAATATATAATTATTGGATATCCATAAAATAATAGAAGGTAGGTGATTTTATATGGCAGGGAGACCTCCAAAGGAAGACAGCAGGGATAAGCAGTATCGAGTACGCTTAAATGATGCGGAAGATGAGATGCTAAGTTTTTGCAGTGAAGAGACTGGTGAAGCCAAATCAGAAATATTTAGGAAAGCTCTTAAAGCGTATTACGAGAATACAAAGTATTTCAAAAATATTCTGAAGGATAGAGAGGGATATTCTAAAATTGATTATACAGATGACATGGAATACGACGAATACGAGGATTATGGAATGGATCATATATCTTTGAAGAGAGCTATAGCATGTCCTTATTGTGGCGCCGAGAATAATATGGATTTTGAAGAAGACTGCGAGAGTTTTGATGAAGAAAGGCAAATGGGACCTCAAATAACGTATACTTTTGATTGGCCTGATTGTGAATGTGAAGAATGTGGAAAACGTTTTAGAGTGAGCGGTAGTATATGGGAATATCCCATGGGAGCATACAATTACGAGGATATTGACGTTGAAATATATGATGACGAGATTGAAGATGAATAATATGAAGGGACAGTGAGCTGATGGAGAAGAAATTGACAGCAGAATTAAAGGCGCTAAAGGAAGAATTTGATTTTATCCATAAAAAGATTGGAGATTTAGAATGGGAACGTGCAATTAGATTCTATGGAAAGAAAGCTGTTTTAGGCTCTGATATTGATAAGATAGATATGCAGATTGAAAACTATAGAGACAATATGGTTATACTTATCGAGAAGATAGAAAAAGCGGTGTCAGAGGCAAATAAAATAGAAGGAGAAATCAAATAGCGAAAACTTAGACAGATGGCCTGTAGATAGAGATATCTGCAGGTCTTATTTTTTTGTCTTTTTTGCGTCATTCACCGGAATTATCTCGGCAAAAGGCGCTTAGGAAGATAGAAGAGAAGAACCTTACTATCTTATGGAGGTGTCGATATGACCGAGAAGAGAGAACTGCCTTGGTGGCAGAAATACACATTAACACTGAATGAAGCATCGGAGTACTTCGGTATCGGATACAAGAAATTGAAACTCTTTGTTCAGGAACATTCAGATGCTGACTTTGTTCTCTGGAACGGCAACAGAGCGCTGATTAAGCGTGAGCAGTTTGAGAAGTATATGGACAGTCAGATGAATGTGATTTAGTTCAAAAAAGTTTTTAAATTTCTTGTGGAAAAAGAGCTTTGTCTGTGGTACACTATCAATACATAGTCGGATACATACTATGTGCTATATGAATTAAGCAGCAAGGCTCTCCCGATTTTGAAAGGAGACGATGTTCAATGAGCGAAAAACGACGCGATAGTAAAAATCGCATTCTTCGCACAGGAGAGAGCCAAGAAGCGGATGGACGATACAAGTTCCGATATATAGATGGCAATGGAAAGCGTAAGACGGTTTACAGCTGGAGATTGGTAGCTACGGATAGTATCCCAGCCGGAAAAAGAGATAATGCACCTTTACGAGAGCAGGAGAAAGCAATCAACAGAGATTTGAATGATATGATTACTCCTGATGGCGCAGGCTTGACAGTTCTTGACTTGGTGAAGAAATACATTGCAACCAAGACAGGCGTTAAGCATACAACCAGAGCTGGTTATGGTACTGTAATCAATTTGCTGTATAAAGATCCTTTTGGCGCAAGACGAATTGATAAAATCAGATTG